GCGAAGCTAGATGCTTCAGGTAACTTCACTGTAACAGGTGATGTTATTTCTAACGGAACTGTTTAATAGGAGAAATATATGGCAGGCGGAAAACTAATAAGCACGGGTGTTGAATTCCCAGATACTACAACACAAACTACAGCTGCAATTATTGGCACATCAGTACAAGCATACGATGCTGACACAGCTAAGCTAGACACAATTCAAAACTACACACTACCTCAACGCTCTGCTGACACAGTAGACAACGATGGTAGCTTTGACCTCAACGTAGCACAGAACTTCACTTGTACACCTAGTGGTAATATCACACTAACCTTTACCAATATCCCAGATGGACAAAGTGGAACTATTGTATTGATTAACAGTGGTGGACATACAATCACAGCAGCAGCTACTACTAAGGTTATGGGGGAGGACTTATTAGGTGACGTTACTGAAGCAGGTCCTTATGTTATTGGTTATATTTCTGATGGCACTAATGTTCGTGTTTATAACTCAGGTGCTCAACAGTAATGGGTTTAATTAACTCAGATGTAATCCCAGAGTCTGCTGCTGCTGCCGGTATTTGGTATGGGGATAGGGGTGTGTTTGTAGGAGGTTGGAGCAATGCTTGGTATAACACAATGGATTACATCTCTATATCCACAGCGGGTAATGCCACTGATTTTGGTGACGCTATAGAATCAAACTCCTATGGTAATGCGACTTCAAGTGGCACAAGAGGTGTTTATCAGAGTGGTGATAGCAATCTACACTATATTACATTTGCTACAACAGGTAATGCTACTGACTTTGGTGATAGATCTCCAGGTTGGATAATGGCGGACTCTTGTTCTAGTGGGATAAGAGGCGTGTGGTATGGTGGTGACCAGGTTGTGGAAATAGATTATATAACCATATCAACAACAGGTAATGCTACTTCCTTTGGTGTCATCACAGATGAAAGACGGACTCCCACAGCTTGTGGTGATGGTACTAGGGGTTTATCTATGGGTGGCTACTCAAACTACTGGGGTGCCAACCAAAATATTATTGATTATATTACAATAGCTACTACTGGTAATGCCCAAGACTTTGGTGACTTAACCCAAGCGACTTCGGTGATGGACGCCACAGATGGAGGAGGTCGGGCAGTTGTTGCAGGAGGTCAGTCATCAGGAGCCACTTGGGAAGACACTATTCAATACATAACAATAGCAACTACTGGTAATGCCACAGACTTCGGAAACTTAACAGTTGGTAAATATCAAATCAGCTCTTGTTCTGATGGTACTACTGGTGTGTTTGGTGGAGGCAGGACTTCTGTAAGTGGCTCTACAGGTGTAAACACTATAGAGTATATAACCATAGCAACAACAGGTAATGCCACTGACTTTGGCGATTTAACTCAAGTCCGTTCTCAAGCAGGTGCAGGTTCGGGAAACTAATATGAAAACAAACACACAAAAGGTAGTATCCCTAGACGAATACAAAGGCTTCCAAGCACTGCAGAAATCAGTAGGTGGCTTAGCTACAATCACAGATGAGAAGTTAGCAATAATCTCTCAGAAGATGGTTGAGATTGATAGAGCATCACACACAGCAGGACGCTCACAGACTCAAACTACTAATCAGTTGATGTCACTAACGATGATGACTGACTCACCTTACAGACGTTTACGTCAGTGTATGTCACAGATTGAAAGGAAACGCTCAGCACTAGAAGAATCTTACTTTAAGATGAAGAAGAAAGCTATCTTAATCAAGCAGTGGTACGAGAAAGGTGATGAGATGTCTGTCCTTAAAGCACAGGAAGCTGAGGCTCAGGCATTCAGACAGAAGGATTATATTGATGCAGCGTTCAAAGAGATTGCTACGTTCCAGTGTGCTTATGATGAAATCAGAGAGTCACACAATATTCCAGAGAAATGGGATGAACGTGATGCTGAGATAGCTGAGATTGACCATCATATCAAACAAGCGTTTAGACAAGCACATAGAGATGTAGTACAGACTGGTTCAATAACTGGTGGCAATATGGAGTATATGGAACAGTACGGTGTTCATATCCAAACTGCTACCAAGGTTATCAGAGACTACGTTGCTAGTGAAGACAAGATGATTAGTGAAGGCAAGATGCCTACAGTTGAACATCTATATGCTTTCTTGGACAGAATGGCTGTACAGTTTAATGATGCACATAAGCTAGTAATGAAACGGATTGGTATCAAAGAACTAATTAAAGAAGACTTTTTATATTTGGAGGACAAATAAGATGGAATACGTATTAGATGGTGAGCTTGTAACAGGAAGAATGGTTGAGGTAGAAGGTATCAAATACCCACGCAAAGGCTTTGCTGATGTACCTGGAATGATACCTGTTAAAGAAACACCAACACTAGAAGATGGTCAGACGTTTGAATGGAATAGTGGTTCAGAGGTTGATGGTGAGTGGGTCAGGTTTGTAGTTAGAGAGAAGACTGCTGATGAGAAGATGGCTGAGATTAGAGGCACTAGAGATAACTTACTATCTGATACTGATTGGACTGGTATGAGTGATGTTACTATGAGTGCTGATATGGTTACTTACCGCCAGGCTCTTAGAGACTTACCTGCTACAGTTAGT